GTGAGTTGGTGGCAGTCTCCGCACCGACAAACACGACCGGAATTGTGGGGTATTTGACCACCGCAACTGAGTTGTTGACGCAGGCCCAAGCCCTTCTGCCGAAGTTGTCCGCCACCCCACTTAAGTAAGGAGTACTGTCATGGGTTCAGTAGCTGAAGCTCTCTCGTTGTTGTTGGCTGCTACAAATGCGGCCGCAACAGCAATCGCCAATGCGCAGCAGATTTCCGCGATGATTCAAGCGGCGAATGCAGCAGGCACGACGACGTTTACCCCGGAGCAGTGGGCGGTGATTCAAAAGATCGATGACGATGCTCGCGCGTCGCTGGTTGCTTCCATCACGGCAGCACTCTCAAAATGAGGGCCGCTTTTCGGACTAAGCTGGAGGTGGAACCAGCTAGCGAGTTCGATGATGGCCGGTGGAGGCTGACTGCTCCACTGGTTTATTACACGGACGTGCTAGGGAAGGAAATCACGGTGCCGGTAGGGTTTGTTACAGACTTTGCCTCTGTGCCCCGCATCCCCGTGGTGTATGAGTTGTGTGGGGATACGAGTTCGGAGGCATCGGCGGTGCATGATTTTCTGTACACCACACACCCGTGTACACGTGTCCAAGCCGATGCGATTCTCTATGAGGCATCCGCGATTACGGGGGTTCCTCTATGGAGGCGGTTTATTGTGTGGCTAGGCGTGCGGGCGTTTGGTTGGTCGCATTGGGGAAAGTAGCTGGAAGATGGGTTTTGTGCGTAGATTAATAAAAAGTAATCCCGGTAAGAAATAAGCCACCTGAAACTGAGGTGGCTTTTTATTTAGATAGGGGAGTTGTCACAGCGGCCCGGGAACTCACCTGATAATTTAAACCCTTCTAAGGGCTTACCCCGGCTTGGTCATATAACATCATCATTATGAGCTGGATCGAGTAGTATGCGAAATCTAAAGGCATCTTTGGTCCTTTCTGGTTTGTGTAAGGCTTTCAGCCGAGCGTCTACAGCTTTGAAGAATTCGGCAAGCCATACTGCGACTTGTTCTGGTTCGAGCCCGGAGCAGACATTTAGCTGGATGAAGGTGCCGTCATTCATTGAGAGGAAAACGAAATAGGAGTACATTAGCCACACTCTCCCCAAGATTTTTCACTGGACACCACCCCCACCGGAATGTAGAGGGGATCTTCATATGGTATTGCAATTGATGCCGCATTGCGAATCAGTTCTAATGCCTCGTCTTTCCTAGAAGTCGGAAACTGCCCCGCGAGCGAATCGTGGACTTGTAGTAAGATCTGAATCCAATCACCGTAGGCATCGTCGATAGCCACATATGCGCGATTAATGAGACAAGCGACAGATGACTGCGGTATCCAAGCGATAGCCTGGTTAAAGATAGTCCCTTCGATTTTGTCGAAAAAGTAATTCCGATAGCCAAAAGCGTTCTCCACGTATCGTCGTGAGGAAACCTGTTTTTTGATATCACTTTGCCACTTGGCAATCTCAGGACATAATCCAAAGTACCATTTTTGGATACGCTCAGTTTCATGTACATTGAGCCCGATCCTAGGAGCAATACCTTCCGCTGTGCCGAGATAGTTTGTCCCGTGACACAGGGATTTAAACATCGCATACTCGCGTGGGTGCGAGTTCTTCGACATACTTTGGTCATGGTAGTATTCCTTCATCACTTCCACATAGGGCTTGCGGCCAGCTTTGAAGTTTTCTTTCATCCATTCGCAGCCGGATTCCCAGGTAACAATTCGGAGGTCGGCACTATCGAGATCGATGTCGAAGAAGGTGTGGCCTTCATCCGGGATGAAAATATTTCGAATGTTCGGTAGTTCTAGCCCAGCATCTGCAGTCTCCCCGCCTTTGGGGATATTCTGCATGTTCATCCCGCTGCCGAATGCGTTCTTGCTGGATGAAAAGCGGTAGGTTTCCGTACCGGCAATGTTGAAGGAGCAACGCATTCTGCGATCCGCGTCGAGGGGAGCCAGCACGAAAGTGGAATGGAACACTCCCAAAGAGCGAAGTTCAGAGATCTTGCGTATGACAGGCCACAAAATTGGCTCACGGGCTCCAAGAGACTGAAGAGCCGCATCATTTGTTGTGACTCCCCTGGTTCGAGAAGTAATCTTTTTAAGGCCCATCTGCCTATAAAAGAAATCCTGCATTTGCATGGGAGAGCGGTAGTTGATTTCATAGCCTAGTACCTCACGCATCCAATGTTTGCGGGTTTCCGCCTCTCGCATGAGAGTGAGTGATAGGTCGGACCGTTTTTGTTGATCCACCCGCACACCACGGATCATTGACTTGAGAACTTTCGGTCGTAGGGATTGCTGGAAGGAGTTGACGGATTCAAGTCCCATGCCTTTTAAGACAGACTTGAGGACATGATAGACAGCGAGAGTGCGGCAGCTGTCTGTCGCGCAATACTCCCAATACTTCATCTCGTCCTCACCGTCCTCACCTTCTTTCCAGTCGGTGCGGTCATCCTTCCAGTAGAGGTGGTCGTCGCAGTACATTGAGGAGAGAAACCCGAGGTTCTTTGGCAAGCTGCTAAAGCAGGAATGCTGCATGAGCATTGTGTCAGCTACGTTCGTGGGGAGAATGCTCCAATGACGGTGGATGTATTGGAGATCGTAGTTGAAGTTTTGGCCGACCAGAAGAACTTTCGGATGTGTGAGGATTGCACAAATTCTATGAACAAGTTCTGACTCTTGTTTGGGGTCCCAAAATCCTTCAGGATTTCTGAGAGGGCTCAATTGTACGCACAGTCCTTTGGTCGGTTCCCACGCGAAAGACAGACAAGTGATATGTCCCGAACGTGTTTCGATATCGCAAGATACTGGAAAGTCACCTTCACTCAAATCTATTCTATCGTGCAGCCATTCCAAACGCTCGCACATCAATTGAAACCACTCAGCCGAATTATCTACTGCGATTAATCGAGAGTAATCACGGTGAAAAAGCCCCGGAGTCAGTGAATCCTTCTTCACCCTCTTGAAATCGTGAACCATCCAGGGTCTGCGAGCGTATTGCAGATGGATCAAATCCACCTTCAACGTCGGGATGACCTTATACCCTGGTGTCAACAACGAATCCATGATCGAGCTACGGTAGTTGTAGCTGGATGTTTGGCCAGTCAACGCGAACAATGCCAAATCCCCAACGGTGCAAATCACGTTGGGTTTGACGCGCTCCACCTCATCACGAATCGCCATGCACGCATCATAGAGCTTCTGCGTGATGAACTGCCCCTGAAAGTAGATGTGACTCGGCTGGCGGTCCTTTTTCTTTTCTATAATGTGCAGTTCATTGGGGTAGCAGCGAGATTTCATGACGAGGGTCATGTAGCAATCATCACGACGGATGCCTGCCTCTTGCAGCATCTTGGTGAGTTCAAATCCCCCGCCCCCGATGAAGGGCTCCCCACGACGAAGATCCTGCTCCGTTGGGTAGTCTCCGACAACCATTATCTTCGCGTTCAGAGGTCCACTTGCACTTACCGTCATTTGAGCCATATGACCAACTCCTAATTATTTTGGTTCATTCATTGTGCAATGTTTTTGCAGCGTGCGCTTGCAGAGGTTACGACACGCAATCAATCGGATATGGAATTGTTGTGGTGCCCAATCCTCCGGCAGGATCATCACCGCGTCATCATGCGTTCCGATGATTACCTTCTCCGGCTCCCACTTCCAGAGCCGAGTTTTCGCTGATTCGAGGGGCATGTGCTACTCCTTAAGCTGGTTTAGTTCCGCCATCAAGGCCTTGCCTTGCTCTGCAGGATCAATGCTTCCCAATCCTTGCAATCTTTGGAGACAAATTCCGTAATATTGCTGATTGAGTTCGATGCCTGTCGCTAGTATCTTGGCAGCATGTGCAGCAGGAAATATGGTGCCGCTGCCAGCGAAGCTATCGAGGACTCTATCTCCTGGTCGACAGCTTCTTTTGAGCAAATCGCTGTACAGAGCCACTGGTTTCTGAGCCCCGTGGGAAGTATTTGGATCCGCAAAGGTCGTGATAACATCTGGATAGATTCCAAGTGTTTTCTTCTTGCCCTTGATAGCATAGAGGATCATCTCCCATTGGCGACGGGGGCCGTGTTCGGGGTGGGGGACGCGACCAGAGTTGGGCTTGGTGCAGATAAACGGAGTACGGGTGACCCACCAACCGGCTCCTTGCATAATTCTCTTGAGTTCGTGAAAATTGTCGAGATCGCAGAAGACATAAGCGTGAGCCTCCTGTTTTGCCACCCTGTAGGCCAACGGTGCCCATTCTGCCATGAGAGATCGCCAAGATTCGTAATCATCTCTGTAGTGGTGTTCAATTCCACCCATCTTTCCAGCGCTATCACCGAATTCATCTGCTCCCATCCCGTAAGGTGGGTCTGTGAGAATAACATCAAATTGCTCCGGGTCAGTGGAAAGCATCCATGAGATGCAGTTCGTGTTGAAAATCTTATGGGATTCGTGCGTGAGGGTAGAACCGATTTGCTTGGCAAGTTCCTTATGCTTCTTCGCTTCTTCCATCTTTTTGAGGATTTTAAACCCCTCGTCAGCCGTGCGGGCTTTGGCTACCTCAGGGATGTGGAGGTAGTTGCTGACGATGATGTCCTTTCGGACTGTGTTTTGGAAGTTCCCGTCAGAGCGACCCTTGACCTCAACTGCCGTATCAGCAACAGTATGGACGCGGCCCTCAGCTTGAGCTTGCTTACTTCTAAGATTATGAAGACGGGCGAGGGCGGCAGATCGCTCTTGCCATGTGAGGTCTTTTCGCTGCAAGTTCTCATCAAGTTCCGCCTGCTCTGCTTCGAGTGGCGAGAGCTGGCCGAGGGTAACGTAGGGTAGGAATCCATCAGGTATCACCTCCTCATTATAGCGGACCTCGCCGCCGAGCATTCGCACCTCAGCCACGGCACGCATTCGGCGTTCTCCCGCGACGAGAACCATAGCGCCATCACGCTCCCGGAGAACAATCGCATGCATGAGGCCGTGCATACGAACGCCCGCCGCTAGTTCGGCTAGGTCTTGCGAGTTGAATTCCCTGCGCTGCCGGTTAGGGTCAATGATGACATCAGATGTTTTGATTAGTTGAGCTTGCATACTAGGGAGTCCTAGTTCGTGTGGAGGGTTTCAGTGGAAAAGGGAGCGCAGAGGCTCCCTTGGGGTTTGGGTAGGTGTTAATTACCCTTGCTTAGTTAACGCCATGACAGCTGTGCAAAACACGACCATGGCGAAAATTGCCCACCACGGCCATTGCGCGTCAAGCTTCACTAGCACAAACACGGCGATGAAGAGGGCGAGCATGGTTACAAAGTCCAGTTTGTTTGGTGGTTTCTAGCATCTGCCGGTTTTTCGCCCTCAGCACAGGAATACACAGCAGCTTGTTGGCGCTGATAGGGCGTCCATTGGCAGCAACGCCCGGTATAATCCCAGGGTTTATCGGTTTGAAACAGGGGGATATCTTCAAACAGCCAAGATTGCCCCACAGCATCCAATACCTGGAGATTAAGGAACAAATCATTGTGGACGTATACTACAGTCGCTGCTAGTGGCTGAAAACGAAAATCAACTCCATTTTCGATGTCACGGGCGTCTGGGTAGAACCAAACCTGACGGCCGATGGTAGGTTTAATCGACATTTCTGAGCCTTGCTTGTTATATTCAGGAAGAACCGCCCCGAAGGGCGGATTGTCGGTGGGGAGCCGTTTAGCCCAAGCTCGTTACAGCATCCACCTGCGCGTAGACAATCTCCGGGTCGCGGTCATCCGGGCGTTGCGAGACTTTCACCTTAGCCATATGGCCCGGCAGCTGATTAAATGCGAATTCAACCGACGGATCGTTGAGGCCGACTGCCGCACGCAAACGACCGAGGGCGACGTTCTTGCCTTCCGCCGTGTCAACCGCACCGTCCGGGGTGAGGTCCAGCATGATGCCTTGTCGGACGTTGACGATATCCCGACCGGTAGTTACTTTGGCAGAGTCGTCTTCGACTGACCAGCTAACATCCAAGGCTACGCCCGTTTTTGTGCCGTCTTTGGATTGCCACTGACGTGCAGAGATTTTGTCGATCACTGCGGGATATTCGCCAATCGGGCACGGGACAACTTTCGTGGAGTTTGCGCCGGAGACTGCGGAATTAAGGAAGCTATCTGCGTCGAACAAGGTATTTCTCCTAAAAATTAAATGGAAAACTTTGGCATCGGCCTCGGTTCTTTTTACAGGTACTGCCAACTACGACGATATACGATATTTTGTATTGCGCCATTACTTACACCATACTTATCAGCTAAGGTTCGTAAAGAAACCATCCTTGAATGGTGCAATTCTCTAATCTCTAAGACCTCCCTTTCTGTGAGTAAAGATCTTCCATTTCTAGAACCAATAGACATTCTACCCTCTGCTACAGCATCTTGAATATTATCTTTTTGAGTTCCTGATAAAAGATGGTTAGGATTCACGCATTTTCGGTTGTGGCATTTATGCCTTATAACTAGCCCTTTTGGAATTTCTCCGAAAACCTCTTCATACTGAAGTCTGTGGGCTAGGTGATTTTTCCCATCAAAACCGAACTGCCCATAACCGCCGGTAGTGCAAGAAGCTTTCCATTCCCAACATTCATCTGCACCTCCAATTGGTATATACCGCAGAAATCTAGACCGTGTTGAATGATCCATCATAATTTTACCTATTTTGCCGTAGTTTATGTCAGTATACCAGGTAAAATTTATGTATCAACAAAGTTTTTGCAGAGTGTCAGAGTCTGTAGTAGGAGTTATTTACCGAAATTACTAATTTGTAATCGCGGGGGGAAATACACTGACAAGTTAAATCACCCCACCTCGTTTTTGCCACTTCTCAATGATGGGTTTGAAATCCGCAGCCAGTTTTTCTGAAACTGGTAGATTTCTAGTTTTTACGTCCGCTTGTGCCGATCCTGTGTTCCAAGTCCAGGAAGTCCCAGAACGTTCGGTCAAGATGCAATCACTGAACATTGGGGGCAACTTCGGGGCTAGTTTTGCTCCTAACGTGGATACCATCAATTTGATACCCCCCAATACTTCATCCTTCTCGCGTTCTACGTGGGCAATTAAGACAAAATGGCACTTGCATGCGTCTGTCCATAGTCGGATGATTTGTTCGATCTGCTGTTGAGCTATGCCCCAATCGCTGATGTTACGGACAGGTTTATTACCAACTACCAAAGACATGGCCATGTGGGCGAGCCCTGCCATCCCATCAATTACGAGGACCTTATCTGTGCCCCACTCATCCACAGCCCCGTAGTTTTTCCCCGTCCGATCGTCTACGAAGTTATTCAAAATCTCCAGCATATGGATAAATCGATTATGCTTACTACGGTTTGGATCGTTAGCTTTTGCCAGAGTCTCCAATGACATAGTGTTGACCCGTTTAGCATTTTCCAGAAGGTCGGTGAAGGAGGCTTTAGCAGCAGCCAATTGATGCCAATGGAAATTCTCCGGGACAGGCTTTCCCTTATCCTTCCAAAATCCCTGCAAGGTTTCCAAGCCCGGCTCAAGACCGAGATAGAAAACTTGCAGCTTTGGGGATGCTTCGACCAGCGTGCCGATACTGTGGGTTTTCCCTGTGCCCGCCGGACCCATCAGCAACACATTAACTCCCGATAGTGCAATTTCATCAGGAGCCGTTGCCGCTGTCACAATTTCGCCAATAGTTGTCATAGGTTCGGATTCGCGTCAATTTCAAGTGAAATCCCGTTGAAGGTTTTCATCCCTTCTAGGATCTTATCGGAGTAGTACCTCTCCCCATCGGTGAAGAAAAACCGGCGTGGGTGGAGGGAGACCAACAACTCCCCACAGACTGCTGTTACTGGAAGATGCTGCAGGCAATCAGGGAGGTTTTGCAGCCACTCTGCCAACTCCCCGATCGACATGTTATCTTCTTCAGGTTTTTTCCAGTTCTCGGCCATTGGCCATCTCCTTATCCCACAATCGTAGGTGCAATTCAAATTCCCTTCGGATGACATCCTCTGGTAGGATCGCAGTTAGCTCCGGTTCCCAATTTAAAATCAAAGAACCGGGGATCACGTAACGGGACGGGCCGGGGTGTTGCTCGCAATGCCCGCCGATGATCCGCCATTCCCGCGTTGAGCCGTCCACCGGCATCCTCGCCCATATTTCTCCGCACGTAGGGCAGAACATTGCGTAGGGCTGCGGCTGCTGGGCTTCAGCGTGAACGAATCGGAGGGAGTCCTCAGAAGATCCCAAATAATCCCCAGAGACCCAAAAGTGGCGGATATAAGCCATAACAACTACCCGAGAAGTCCGCGCAACTCATCTCCGAGAGCCTTCGAGTCGCCTGCGAACACGCCGGGCAATTGAGGGGCAGGTGGAGCACCTTCTGGACGCGTGAATCCCCAGTTGGCTTCGTAGTCAGCAACAGATATTTCGGCACGCTCTAAGGGGTCCCACACTCTTTGCACGAAATGGGCTGGCAGCCATTCGTCAGGCGTACTGGATTTACA